CATTTATTGGAGACCTTTATGGTTATAATCCATACGGTACTCATGCGGTTTATAATTACGTTAATTTTAAATGGGCAGCATCTGCTTCTCTTGCAGCTTTCCCTGCAACACAAATTTTGATTGAAACCGGTTCAACTTCATCCCCGTGGGATTTCACCAGTGATTATCTTGAGGCAACTACTCCGTATGTTACTTCACAGAAAATTGGTGGTACTGCAACGAATCTTTTCAAATTCTATACTCTTTCTCATGGTATTCATTCAAACTATGAAGTTAAAGTTGGTATTTCAAATATTCGTCCTGCTGGAACAATCGCCGGTTCAGAATATGGTGACTTCGATGTTGTTGTGCGTTTTGTTGACCAAACAAAGGTTCCACAAACTCCGTTCACAACGCAAGACGAAGATATTCGTCCTAACATCGTTGAATCATTCAAATGTAGTTTAGACCCAAATTCACCTAAATATATTTCAAGAGTTATTGGTGATAGATATATCACAATAACCGATGAGGGAAAAGTGGTTGTTAACGGTGACTATGGTAACAAATCAAAGTATATTCGTGTTGAAGTAACCGAGGCAGTTGCTAATGGTGCGGTTTCTCCATCACTTGTTCCTTTTGGATTCCGTGCTCCGGTATCTCCGATACCTGTACAATTTACACAACCTATGTCTGCTTCGTATGTACAAAATCAGACCGTTGGTGGTGCTTATAATAAACGTGTATTCTGGGGATTTGATTATGATTTTGCGAACACCGATAATTTCAATTATCTTCGTCCGCTTCCTGTTTCAAATAATCAAACAACAGGTTCAAACGTTGATTTTTATCTTGGTGATTATCAACAACCTGCCGGTGCTAACTTCCCAAGTGCTGCAAGTGGATATAGTTCTTCCATAGACCTTTCTACCAATACTGCACTCGATACACGTAAGTTTATGCTTCCGTTTCAAGGTGGATTCGATGGACACAAACCAAACCTTCAAAAGAAAGTTGGTTCATACATCGTTGCTGGTAACACTCAAGGATTTGATATTTCATCAACTTCTGCCGATGGTTACACATCATATAAAAAGGCAATCGATACTATATCTAATGCAGACGAGTTTGACATCAATATGATTGTTACACCGGGTGTGGTTCACTCTCTACACTCTTCTATAACAACTTATGCAAAAGATATTTGTGAAGAACGTGGTGATGCTTTCTATGTAATGGACTTGGTTGCTAAGGAAGATAATATTGCAACCGCGGTAGCAACAACCGAAGGATTTGATTCTAACTATACTGCAACTTATTACCCGTGGGTTAAGATTCTTGACACAGACCGTAATAAGCCAGTTTGGGTTCCACCTTCTGTTGTACTTCCTGGAGTGATTGCATTTAGTGATAGAGTATCTGCTGAATGGTTTGCTCCCGCCGGTTTAAATCGTGGTGGTTTAACCGAAGTAGTAGAAGTTAGAACACGTCTAACAAACGTTGAAAGAGATACCTTATATGAAGCACGTATCAATCCAATCGCGGTATTCCCTTCAACGGGAGTATGTGTATGGGGTCAAAAAACGCTTCAAGGTCGTCCTTCAGCACTTGACCGTATCAATGTTCGTCGTCTCTTGATTGCTGCTAAGAAGTTTATTGCTTCTGCAACACGTTATCTTGTGTTTGAACAAAATACAACACAAACAAGAACGAGATTCTTGAATATTGTAACTCCTTACTTGGAGTCAATTCAACAACGTCAAGGTTTGTACGCATTCCGTGTAATTATGGATGAAAGTAATAACACGGCAGATATAATCGACCGTAACATTCTTTATGGTCAATTATTCCTTCAACCTGCTAAGACTGCTGAGTTCATTATTCTTGACTTCAACATTCAATCAACAGGTGCGGCATTCCCGGGTGCTTAATGGATGATTAACGATTGGTATGAAAAATAGGAACTTCGGTTCCTATTTTTTTTTATTGGCACTCCATATCCATTTTGTATTTCCACAATCCCATATTCTATCAAATCCATTTAATTGCATATTACTCCATTCGGTTATTGTTGAATCATAAACTTTAAGTAATTTTTTTAATTTATGTTTTTGAAACTTGTTACGAGATGAAAATATGGTTTTATTGTTATTGATTTTAAAGTAGTGGTAATTTGGTGAAGTTACCGAGTGGATATTGAAATTTAACCTACGATATGATTCACCGGTAAAGTAACGCCTATCTGCAAAAGAAACTATATTATTTGGTTGGTACTCATTAACAAAATATTTAAATAATTTTTCCAAAGAACCACGAACATTGAATCCAACTTTATTACAGAATCTATACATCTCCCATTCTGTTTCATTGCTAAATCTATTTTTACCAAATGTTAAAACGCTAACGAGTTCGTCGTTGTGATACAATCCAATTCTAACTGAGGATTTATCTTCACCTTGTATGTGATTTTTATTTAAAAATTCATTTGATATTTTCGCCGGTATCTCCCTTAAAGTACATTTTCTACCATGTATAGATTCTATTTTTTCCGAATTAATCTTATTCAGTAGTATGGACTTTACTATTTCTTTTTTATTAATCCATTCTATATCCAGTATGTGTATTAGAGTTATACCACGTTCTGTACACCATTTTGTTTTATTTAGATGGTATTTCTTTGATTTACCACCCGATACTTCGCCATGATAATAAAGTCCATTTAGTTCGATAGCCATATTAATCGCCGGTAAATAAATATCAAGTTCTTTTCCATTCAAAATATTTCTATCACCATGAATAATTTCGCCATCATATATGTTCCTCAACCACTCTATAATTTCAAATTCATATTTGGATTTAGAAATGTTTACAGGATGACATACTCTACAAATAGGAATATGTCCGTTATCTAAATTTGATTCAAATTCGTTTCCACATGAATTACATTTAAATTTATATCTATTCGTATGTGATATTCCAATGTATGTTTCAAAATCAAACAACGGAGTTACTTCTGTTAATTTTGATAATACTTTTTTAAAGGATGCTTGTTTATTTTTTTGAATTAACATTGGATGATTGACGCCATATTTTTCCGCCAATCTTTGTTTAAAAAGTGGAGACTGTGAAAATGAAACAACACCATATTTTTTTAATATGGTATTTTTTGTTTTTTCTTTATTATTATAACTCGAATCCCCATATTTCTCTATTAGTGTTTGTTTTGCCTTTTCTTTATTAGTATAGTTTGAATCGCCATAACGTTTAAGTTTTGTTGATTTTACCTTTTCACGAAATCCAGTAATCTGTGAGTTATGTTCTACTCCATATTTTTCCATTAAACTCTTTTTAGTTTTTATTTGTTTTCGTTCCAAAACTTCGGCGGTACGCTGAAATTTATTTGCACATACTTTACTACAAACTATACGGTTTTTTCTTCTATCCGACTTAAATTCTTCATTACAGATTGGACACGATTTTACAATGGTATTTAATCTTTTAATGTATTCATCATGACATCTTCTTGAACAAATTTGTTCTGATTCATAGTGAGACTTAGTGAAACTTAGTTTACAATTTATACAATTCATAATAATCTTTCTTTGTTGAATTTGGTTCATATAGTATAAATATACACAAAATATTTTTATTATACTAAAAAAATTTAATAGATTCAATATATTTATGAATATACTATTGTATAGAGATTTTATTTAAACTTGGAGAAATAAATGGCAGAATTACTCGACCCTACTGAAATATTTTTTACACCGTATGAACCTAAACTTGCAAATAGGTTTATCATGTACATCGAAGGTGTTCCTGCTTATTTGATTAAAGGTGCAAGCAGACCTAACATCAATTTCAACCCTATTACACTCGACCACATCAACGTTAAACGTAAAGTTAAAGGTAAAGGCGAATGGCAGGACGTAACAATTAAACTTTATGACCCTATTGTACCATCCGCGGCACAAGCCGTAATGGAGTGGGTTCGTCTATCACACGAGTCTGTAACAGGACGCGATGGTTACTCTGACTTCTATAAGAAAGATATAACCTTCAACGTACTTGGACCGGTTGGTGACAAAGTTGAAGAATGGACACTTAAAGGAGCATTTATCACGGCAACAACATTTGGTGATATGGATTGGTCAACAGATAACTTTGTTGAAATTTCACTTACGTTAAGTTATGACTATGCTATCCTCCAGTTCTAGGATTTTAAGATTGGATTGAAAAATATCATTATCATTTTGAAGTTTTAGAAAAATTCCCTATATTTATTAGTAGAAATACTAAAGAATATAGGGTTTTTTATTATGCAAACATTTAAATGTCACATTTGTAAATCTGAATACGATTCATATTTAGGCTTATCACGTCACTCACGTATAACACATCAAATTGATAAAGATAAACTTCGTATTATTATCTATAACAGTGGCGAACAGCCACTATGTAAATGTGGGTGTGGTGAACAAGTTTCGTGGAACTATAAAGAAGAAAAATTCAATGATTTCAGGCAGGGTCATTATGTTAGAACAACAGGTGGATTTTATTCCCCAACTGGTGCAATAAAATCAGGAGAGACACGAAAACAAAAATTTAATAATGGGGAATTGATTCAATGGAATAAAGGTATTTCAATGGAAGATGCCTACGGCAAAGAACGTGCCAATCAACTGAAACGGTCTATATCCGAGAATAACGAACGTTCTAAAAAAATATCACGTAGTTTGATTGGTAAGAAAAAATCGGAAGAACACATTAGGAAAATAACAGAAGATAGACGAAAATATTGGTCAAACGAAGAGCATAAGATACAACAACGTGATAGAAGAATGCGGTATATTATAAAGAACGGCCTTCAAGTTAGATCAAAATTAGAAACGGTATTTATGGAGATTATGGATTCTCTTAGTCTAGAATACTATGATCAATTTTATGTGTCAGAAATACCGGCGTTATATGATTTCAAAATAAAAGGAAAAAATGTTTTAATCGAAGTGGATGGCGATTTCTGGCACTGCAAACCCGGAACAAAATTTGAAGTACCAAAATATGACGCACAAAAATCAAATATGATAACCGACCAAATCAAAAACGAATGGGCAAAAGCCAACGGCTACACCCTTCTCCGATTTTGGGAATCAGACATTCAAGATAATCGACTTCAAGTAGTAAAAACTTTGATAGAAAATTTACTCTAACCCATATTTATTAGTACAACCAAATGTTACATTATTTAGGAAAACGTTATGTCACAAATACCAACCGGGTATGAATCACCTGAAATGAGTGATGCTGACCTTAAGCAACAACTCTTATCACAATATAAACAAAAAGAAGTAAAGAAAACAAATTTCCCAACGGAGATGGTTCCGCTCCCGTCTAAGGGATTAATTTATCCAGAAGGGCATCCACTCGCGGAAGGTATCATTGAAATGAAGTATATGACTGCAAGAGAGGAAGACATCCTAACCTCACAGAACCTTATTAAACAGGGTGTGGTATTAGATAAGTTGTTTGAGTCTCTTATTGTTACCCCGATTGATTATAATGACCTTTTTGTTGGGGATAAAAATGCTATTATGGTGGCCGCAAGAATTTTAGGATATGGAAAAGATTATGTAGTTGAAATTGACGATCCGTTTTCACCGGGTAATAAACAAAAGGTTACTATCGATTTAACACAAATAGAACATAAGGAGGTGGATTACTCTCTATTTGAACACCGCAAGAATGAGTTTGATTTTGAATTACCACAATCAAAGCGGGTCGTCACTTTCCGTTTAATGACACATAAAATTGAAAGAGAAATTCAAGCGGAAATGAAATCTATGAATAAAACACGTATAAAAAGTGGAATTGATAATGAATTAACCACAAGACTAAAAAACATTATTATTGCAGTTGATGGTGAAAGTGGCCGTGCAACTATAAATAATTTTGTGGATAATGAGTTGTTTGCCATGGATTCACGTGCTTTACGATCATATATTAAGGAAATGTCACCAGACCTTGATATGACGTTTACTTTTGTTTCAGATACTACCGGTGAAGTTAAGGAGATGGAAATCCCTATGGGTGTTTCCTTTTTTTGGCCTAACCAGTGATTATAAATTAGGATTACACGAAGAAATATTTTCTTTGTGTTATTACGGCAAAGGTGGGTTTTCTTGGGATGAAGTTTATAATTTACCTATTCATCTCCGACGATTTTATATTAGTCAAGTTTCAAAAGTAATTATGGAACAAAATAAAGCACAACAAAGTGAGATGACCAAAAAACCAGCACCTCCGCCGAGATTTAGTAAATAATTCACAGTCTTCATATTTATGGATATGAAGACTATTTTTTTATTGGAGAAAAATTTTATGAAGAAAACATTATTAGACATTATCGTGGATTTTATAGCAAAACGAAAAGTTAATATATTAACGTCGGTTTTTACTAAGAATAAAAAAATCGTTAGTGCAATCGAAGATTTAAATAAATCATATACTGCCATGGAAAAAAACATAGAAGACTACTGTAAGAAATATCCAGAGGCCTGTAAAAGAGCAGAAGAGAAGAGAAGAGCGGCTGGGTTAGACTTCTAAAATTAAATGGCAAAAAAAGTTGAAAATATAAAAACTGAAGAGAAAATACAATCGGAGATTCTTTCTACCGAACAGGAATTGCTTTCTGTAAAATCAAAGATACGTGAACTTGATGATAAAGGACTTAAAAATTCCAAAGAGTATAATGATTTAAAAGAGCAGGAATTACAGAATCAACGAAAGATACGTGATGCCGAAAAGGATTTGGAAAAAATACGTGATAAACGTATTAACCAAGAACAAGATTTGAAAACGTTTGGTCAAGATTATATTAAATCTATGACTAAACAAAAGGCATTAATGGATAGTCAATCTAAAACAACAAAAGAAATACTCATAAATAATAACTTTTCAAGTGTATTAAATAAAGATATTTCAAATAGAATAGAAACATCCCTTGGACTGTTAAAACAACAAGGGTCTCTATCGTCAACTTATGTCCGTAATCTCCAAGAAGCAAAAACTTTTAGCGATGGGTTAAATAACATACAAACTGAAATTGTTAGTCAGGTAGATAAAGCGGCAGCCGGTGAATATAAGACTATTGATTTATCCCAACAAAAATTAGATTATGCCGCATTATTTGAAAAACTGCAAAAAGAACGAAATAATATGACCAGTGAAGAAGCCGAACAAACAATCGGTATGCTTAGGTCATATAAACAGGCGATAAAATCTGCAGAATCTATGAATACTGCATTGGGGGAAAGTTCGGAATCTGCTAAAAAAGTTCTTGCCGTTTTTGATAAAGTGACTGAATTGGATATGAAGGGGGCAGTAATAAAGTCATTTAAGTTAGATGAAGTACAAAGTGAAGTTAAAAAGAAACTCGGCGGTTCTATCGTAAATGTATTCAATGAAGTTCGTGGGGAAAAAGGAATTGCTGGTGGATTTAAAGCAGCGGGTAAAGGGTTATCTGAACTTATTAAGATGGCACCGAAACTTGGAATGGCGTTGGGAATTGGTGCAATATTTGCTCTTGCAACTTCTTTAATTCATACATTTTTAGAGGCGGATAAAGAAGTATCACAACTCGGTAAAGACTTTGGCATAAGTAAAGATGAGGCGAAAGAATTACATCACACTGCACACGATGTTGCAGATGAATTAAGAATAACGGGTATTCATTCTGAAGAAGTTGCCAAGGGATTAAAAACTGCTAGTGAAAATCTTGGTGGTTTAGATTTAACAGGTGCATTTAATAGTGGAAATGCGGCAGTTCAACAGATGGTAAAAGATACAACAATTCTTACTGAAAAATTTGGATTAAGTGGTGAAGAAGCCGGTAATCTTAACAACATAGCTGCCATAACCGGAAAATCAGTCGGTGAAATGTCAATGATGGCAACTAAACTTGGAAACGGTATTTTTTCTGCAAAAGAATCTATGAAGATACTTGCCGGTATTCCAAAAAGTGTTGTATCATCTATGTCTAAGATGCCAGAGGCAATGATAAAAACGGCAATCCATGCAAAGGCTCTTGGTATGAATATGAAACAAATCGCTGACATTGGTAGAAAAAGTCTCGATATAGAACAATCCCTGCAAGATGAAATGGAGGCACGTGCTATTATAGGGAAGAATATTAATCTTGATGGTATGCGTGCCGCTGCTTTAAATGGTGATCAAGAAGGAGTGGCAAACGAGTTATTAAAGGCCGCGGGTTCTATGCAGGACTTCAATAACATGAACGTATTACAGAAGGAAGCACTCGCCAAAGCCGCCGGTATGGAAGTAGACCAGATGGCCGAAATGCTTGGAAAACAAGAGGAGTTAAATAAAGCCGGATTATCTCAGGCTGAGTTACAAAAATTACAATCAAAAAATGCTGCAGACCTTGCATCACTTGCCGCCGGTACAAATGATAAAAATAAAAAGGCGTATCTTGAAAAATTGGT